GACCCAGGCTTCGACTATGTGAGAAACGACGTTGGCAAAGCTTTGAGCCATCGGGCGTATCATGAAGCTACTGAAACCACAAGGTTGTTTGTTATCGTGTGGCAGAGGGAATGTTAAATAATAAACTACACTCGTAGAAGGACAGGGAATTGTATTTCGGACACGGGTTCGACTCCCGTCTAGTCCACTAAAAGGCGGTTTGTGATAAAACCGCCTTTTTACTTGCAAAACCGCATAAATAAAGGCTTTACACGTCACTGTGCAAAGCCTTTTATTAAAACTGATTTTTCAATTTAAAGATGTTTTTTCCCAAAAATTTCCCCAAGATTTCCCCAAGATTTCATCCGGATATCTCAGATATATATATTGATGCAAACTTCATCATGTCCTCTTCCTTGTCTTTTTGAGCATGCCTGTATACAGACTTGAGCACATGGTCGGTCTTCCAGCCACCGGCGGCCATGATGTAGCTGTCCGGGATGCCGAGTGAGTGAGCCATCGAAGCATAATAGTGGCGCAGGTCATGAAAGCGGAAAGAATCAATGCCAAGCTGCTTCTGGTACTTGTGCAGAGTTTCAAGGATAGTGTCAGGAGTCCCGGCAAAGCCTACACCCTGCTTCCGGAGCAGTCCGGCCACACAGTCATCTACGTAGATGGTCCTGGAGGATTCCTCTGTCTTATTCTTTTCACGCGTCACATAGCCATCCTCACCCTCAATAAGGGATTTGTTAATGGTGAGCATATTGCCGTCCAGATCAGCTGCTGTGACCGCACACACTTCCGAGCGCCTGAGCGCATATATGCCAAGTCTGAAAGCCAGCTCGTAGCGAGTTCCCTTTGATGCGTCGAGGATAGCCTTGATTTCATCATCAGACGGAACATGCGGAGTGTACTTGATACGTGCCGGGAGAGTCGTGTGCAGCATGAGGTCGGGGCGGTACATTCCAAGCACGGCAGAAATAAATCCGTGATACTCTGCCACAGTCTTTGGAGAGATAAAGCCATTGTTATTAGTGGTGCTCTTCGGAGACTTCCTCATGCTTATCTTATTGATTTCTGACTGGACGATGGCAGCAGTCATATCCTTGATGGCTGTCTTCTTAAAATCATCGGATATATTGCGCAGCAGTCCCCGATATGATTTTATCGTGGTCGGAGAGAGCACATGCTCCTTGATGGAAATATATTGGGAAGCGTAGCTCTTAAAGGTGCCCTTAATCTTAACAGAGGTATCAATGCCTCGCAGGGCTTCCTCAATTTCTTTCTTTCCGGGCTTGTGGTCGAAGCTCAGGCTGTACTTTTTGCCGTTAATCATTTTCTGAATCCGGTACCTGTTACCTCGCTTTTCAACACGTATAATCATCATCCTTTCTAAAAAAAGAGTATAAAAATAACACCTGTCTCTCGACAAATGCCACTCCGAAAGGTATAATGTATGTGCCTAGATCATACTTTTCGGAGTATGAATATATGAGCGCTCTGCAGCTGGTACCTGCAGGGCGCTTATTTCAATTGCGCCGGCGCAAATTTTATTTTTTCTTTTGCAGCAGTTTATGCTCACGCTCGAGCTGTTTGATACTTTTATCTGGTGTAGGTAAGTCTTCGGGCATTGTGCCACCTAATCGCTTAATAGTATCACGGACTTCCTTGCCAACAGCATAGTGAGTCTGATTTGCATTTTCTTTGCCTTTTACCTGCTCTCTGCGAAGCTTTGCCTCTGTCTGTGTTGCACGGAAGAGGTTAGCGGCAAGTTCTTCATGACCCATATAGTCTAATATGTCATCATTCTTGCCCAACTGCTTATGAGCCTTGATATCCTTAGCGGTCATACCACCATAAAGTCCCTTGTAACCACTATTTTGAAATATTGCATAATCAATACCACTTTGCACACCGGCATCCTTGGCAGCAGCTACAAGAAGCTTGTTATGTTCTTTCATTTCTTTGCGGATGGCCAAACGCTTCTGATCCTCGTTGAGGTTATCGTAGTTATCAATAAGTTCCTGCTGACGCGTTTTAACAGCAAAGTATGATTGACCAAGTGCGATTACCTTTTTTCGCGGATCTCCATTCTGCACTATAAGATAGCAGGCATAACGGGATAATTCCATATCGTCAATTTCTTTTGAAGCAACTCCGGCAGTTACCATTTTGTTGACGTCAACAAAATGGCTAGAAATAGAGGTATTACTACCATCACATGCTGTTTTGGCTTTCTCAATTACTTTACAAAAGTTTCTCCATTCTTTGTATTCGAGCGCAGCCTGTAGCTCTCTTGCATACCAAAACTCCTGACCATATTCATTTACGTGCCTGATTGATTCAAATAATGATTCAGTATAATTTGTTTCATCATCAGGTGTAAGAGCTTTAGATAAGACTCTTTCAGACAATGCATTTAAACGTTCATCAAATTCCTTTTTATCCATAAGTGCCTCCTTATTTAAATTTTATAATATTCTTCACAACGGAGTACCTTACGCCTCTTTCAGTACGTCCCCTTTTGCAACGTAACCAAGTTCAATAAGTTCATCGGCACGCTCCAGGAGCCGTTGCTTGCCCTTGTCATTAAGCTGGTGGTATTTATCAATAATCGTTTTATCATTATCATTAATAAAAGAGTGTTTTTCTTCCGCATGGTTAGGAAATTCGTTATCTCCAAGTATATAAGATGGTGTTGTTCCTAAATTTTTAGCAAATGCAAAAATTTTACTTTGTGGTAAATCTACTTTTCCTGCCTCAATTTTTGCGATAGAGGTTTTGTCTTTATAACCAACTTTAATTGCAAGCTCAGTTTGAGATAGTTTATTAAATTCCCTAAGAGAACGGATACGTTTACCGATTCCCTCTTGAATAGTCATATTAATCACCTACTTTCTAAATGAATAATAACATATGTGAGAATTAAATTCAACAAAAATGTAAAAAAGAGTTGACACACAATCAACGCGGGTATATTATGATTATAGGTTGAATAATATTCAACGTGAAAGGAGGCATTATTTTGACAGACAGCAAGAAACTTAATGAGATTATCTCTGAATCAGGAATTACAATTACAGCCATTGCATCAAAGCTGGGAATAACAAGAGAAGGCTTATACAAGAAGCTTAATAATGAGACGGAATTTAAAGCTTCAGAGATAATTGCCATGCAGGGAATACTTCATCTGACTAATGAGGTCAGAGATGAAATTTTTTTTGCAGAAAAGGTTGAATAACAATCAACCTTGCGGAACAATTAAATAAAAAGGAGAAAACCATGCCAAGAGTAAGAGAACTAACAACAAACAGAAGAATCATTGACGTGAGAAAGCAGCTCACCAGCAAGTGCAGACAGCTGATGTTCGACGATAACATCAAGCTGGAGCAGGTAGCGAGCCTTCTTGATGTAACACCACAGGCGCTGTCACATCAGCTGAGGAATGGCGTCAAGCTGGAGACGGTCCTCGCGGTGCTGTACCTGACAGGAGCAGACGGTGAGATCACGAGGACAATGAATAAGGTCAGGCTATGAAAGGAAGGACACATGCAAAGAAAAAACGTTATAGACGAGAAACTGGAAAGCTTTGCAAGAATAAACAAAATTGCAGAGTACGCACTGGATAAAGCCGTGGAGCTGGGACTGACACAGCAGGAAACGGAAGAAATACCGGAACGAATAAAAGAAATACTGAAATGGGAGAGATGCAGAGACAACATTGAATATAAAAGGCCCTTGTATCCGGATGACATAAGGGCAAGATGTCTAAAGGTCCTCTGGTAAGGCAGACATTAGCACAGAGTGCGGAAAGGAAAAAATATATGGACATTACAGAATCATTAAAATGTGAAAGAGAAAAAGACATAGTGGCTTACGATGCCCTGATAAGAATATCGAACGGAAGAACCAACCTAGAAGTCTACGACATAATAGGAAGAATGAGAAGCCAGCTCGACAAATGGATAGGCTACACCGAATGTCACCCACTTCCGTATCCGGTAAATAGATACGGAATAAAGATAGAACCGCCCGCTGAGGCAACAGCAGGCGGCAATGAAATCACTGAATAGACTTCGAACCAAAAATAAGGTTATGAAATGTAGGACCATACTCCAAGTATGTTTCACGAAAAACTTTTGGCTCAACAGGATCATCACAAGTAAGTCTATAGACTGTGTAGGCAGCAGTCATAATACTTGATTCGATCTCAGCATTATTGAGTTCATTAGACATATCAGCACCTCCTTCCATCTGCGATTATAACACGGGAAAAGGAGTACAGAAAGGAAAAACCATATGGGAAATCAAATTTATAAAGAAATTTCAAAGTTTGCAGAAATGCAAAGAGATGAAATCAAGAGAGAAAAAGTAAAAAAGAAAAGAAAGTCGGTATGTATGGATCCGGACTCCGTTATAGGAAAGGAAATAATGTACCAGACCGCATTACTGCATGAAATATTAGATGAGATAAGAGAGGAAAAAAGAAAGAACCATGTATGAAGTAATACTTTTGCTCCTGGTTTACATAATTGCAATATCGTGCATTGCAATTATGAACAAAATATCACCAGGAAATAGGATGTACACAGCGTGGGTAGCGTTTGTGTGCGTGGCGCTTACAGCTTTTGTAATTGTTTACGAAGCTCTGGGAAAAGCTCATTAAAAAGCAATGTGGAAGGAAAAAAACTATGACAAAGGAAGAATCACTCAAACTTGAGAAAATCCTCGCCAAGATAGATAAAGCAGATGAGGCAGACGACAGGAAGAATGAAGAATATAACAAATTCTGTCTGAGAATGAGAGAGAACTGGAACGAGGAGAAATATCAAGCCCTCAAGAGAGAAAAAAAACTTGCAGAGGCGGCATACCTTGCAAGTCTAATTGAGCTTAAGGCAGAAGTGAAGTGCATGCTGAATCAATAAAAAATATATCCGGGCTTACCGGAGCACCGCAAAACTACCCATATATACAGCAAATCCTCTTGTGAACAATGAATCCATTTCGTGCGGTGTTCCGGCAAGCCCGGGGAGAGGAACAAATACTTGAAAGAAAAAATTATTAGAAAAAAACAGCTCGAAAGCTTTGACAAAGTAAGCAAACTTGCGGACTTCGCATTAGATAAAGCAGAAGAGATGGGATTGACACAGCGGGAAGTGGAAGAGCTGCCGGAAAGAATAAAAGCATTATTGAAATGGGACATATGCTGGGATGATAGGAAATATGTTAGGCACCCGCGTCCGGAAGGTACAAGAAAAAGATGTCTAAAGAACCTCTGGTAAGGAGTACGGAAAGGAGAAAGAAAAAACTGTATGAAGACAATGATAGACCTCTTCTATGAGACATTCAATCCCAGACAGAAACGGCACCATCTCTCAATGGCGCTCAAAGAAAAGCCTGGAGAGCACACAATCAGGATTTTGCAGAATGGCCGGGAAATAATCAGAGCTACAGGAGATGAAAGAGAGCAGGCATTTCAGATGGCAACAAGAGACTTAGCAAAAAGATTTCCGGCGAAAGGAAGGTAATAAAGATGGAAAGAGCGGATTTCAAACTAAAAGAGGTAACAAGCAGAATGGGCCCGGCATCTTACATGGAGGTGTACAGATCCACGAATGAGGATGCCGAGCTCTTGTACAAAGGCATCAGAGTAAGAGCACATGATAAGATAGAGGACTTTGAATCACTCGGAGTGAAATTCATCGAGACGGTTGATAAGCCAAGACTCGGAATGAGGATTTGGGTATATTAGGAGGTCACTTATGGAGAGCAAACTTAAAGAGGCACTCAAAAAACTCGGAATCGAAACAGCAGAACAGTTAAACGCTGCCATCAAGGCAGAGAAGCCACTTGATATTGGCATCATGACATCAGAGGTGGCAAAACAACAGCAAGCAGCATCATAAGGAGAAAAACCATGAAATTATTTAAGAAACACACAGCAGGAATGAGAAAGTATAAGGAATTTAAGAAGTGCATTGGCATGATCGGGAAGATTGAGGAGAGCGCAGATGCAAAGGAAGCTGCACTCACAGCCGGCTACATAATCGGAGTAGTGAAGGAAAAACACGACAAGAGACTCATCACCGACAGTATGTTTGAGGCATTGAAGGAGCTGACAGATATTATGCTTCAGGATGTGGATGAGCGTATGGAGAGCGACACACCATACGTTATGCAGATTGAGGCATAAAAAAATCCGGTCGGGAAAATCTGATTTCCTGACCGGACTCTGCGTGAAATAACAATAAAAAGAAAAACCATAAAAATATTATAACACATTAAGAGGAAAAATCCATATGCCTAAGTATACAAAATATCTTGAATTTTCACAAAAAGAGCGTACTGCCATAAGAGAGCGTGACAATTATCGGTGCATATTCTGCCGGGCAGGCTATAAGATGCCATCGGCAGCAGTCCTTGAAATGGACATAACAGATATCATGCATTACATTCCGCGCTCGTCGTTGGGACTCGGTATCAGGCAGAACGGAGCAGTCGGATGCCGGTACCACCATCACATGCTTGACAATGGCAACGGTGGAAATAGAAAAGAGATGCTCGGCATGTTCAGAGCATATTTGGATGAGTTTTATCCGGATTTTACAGATACGGAGCGAAAATACGATAAATGGAGTTTTTTAAAGGAGAAACCATATGTTTGATAAGTTTGGAGAATTTGATTCATTCAGTGAGATTAACGAGCTCGCTGAAAACCTGCTTAACGAGGGTGATATAGAATCCCTCAAGGTAGTGGCGAAAGAAAATGGAATACAGGCTGATTTCGTGGACCTGTACACTAACGGTGAAATCCCTGAGTTGTGCGATAAGCTCACGGCGGCACTCGGCAAGATCGACGTCGAGGCGGAAGAACTTAAACCAAAGGAAATTATGGAGGACTGGGTGGAGTACCTAAGAGGCCAGTGCATGGAGAATGAGCTCCTAGCTCACAATGTCAGAAAGAAAGGAAAGACATTGAAGGGCTGTATAGCCGCCATACTGACATGGTCCTTCAAGAATCAGCAGACAGTGGACAAGGATATTATCAAGGCAGCAGGTGTATCAGCAAGCAAAGTCACACTCGGCATACCGGGCATGGCAAGAGCCAAGAAGATAATCAATGACTACTACATGGGAGGCACGAAAAAATGAAAAGAACAAAATTTTTAAAATGCGATCCATGTAACACTCCGAAAAAAACAAGTAAGGACAGAGTGGTAGCAACAAGCCAGATCTTAGAGATTGACGGGGAGCGTGCTGTGGAGATAAGTCTGTTTTTCGGAGGAGAACTAAAAGGTCGGTATTTTGCAGATATGGAAAACCACAGTGCCTGGGTAGATGGAAAATGGTACACCTGCAGGCTGAAAAACGTTGTCAGACTATGTGAGGGATTAGAACCTCTGAAAAATGACTATTACTATTGTTCTACAGATATGACATGGGCCTCAAATGAGGAAAAAGAGAGGGCACAGGATTTCCTGAGTACATGGAGTATAGACGGCTATGAGGAAAATCTAAGCAGCAGAAAGAAACAGAAAGCAATAGAACGAAAAATAGACAGGATAGATCAACAAATGGCAGATATACCTTGCGTACCGGAAGGTGCAGAAAGCTGGTTGGAGCAGGAGATTTTCCCGGGGCACATACTATTTATCAAGAAAACAGGGAAAAGAACAGCGTATACCTGTACAGCTTGCGGATGCAGCAGTTTAAAAAAGAAAGGATGGAAACACGGAGAAAAGACCATCTGTCCAAAGTGTGGCCAATCAGTAATAGCAAACAGCAGACAGCAGGAAAAGACGAGAACAGCCCCGGTTGTTATATTACAGAAATACGGCAAGCAGTGGGTGGAACGCCAATTCAAAGCAGTATGCAAATGGTCAGCAGAAGGAAAAGAAATACAGCTGTTTGAGCAGATAAGAGTAATCATACCAAAAGGAAAGTGCTGGGGGAAAGTTTGGTATGGAACGATACCGGAGGCGGATGAGTTGGAACAGGATTTCTGGGATAGAAATCCGCAAAATAAAAGGTTTTTATCATCGTATCTATATCCGGGAAATTTGCAGGAGGTTTTGCCGGCCGGAGAACTGGAATTGAGCGGAATGGACGTGCTAGCCAATAAGGGAAGAAAGTTCAATGTCAATAAATTCATAACCTCATTTCACAATAAACCATATCTAGAATACCTGGCCAAGGCGGGATTAAGCAGATTGACAGCAGAAATTACTGATGATTATGGCTGGTGGGGAGACCCGGACGAGATATGTACATACGCACAAAGCCTACAAGGGGCGTTGCAGTTAGATGGAAACAGAGTCAGCAGAATGAAACAACTGGACGGCGGGCTGTGCACATTGGACTGGCTGCAGTATGAAGAACTGGAGGAAGTAAAAATCCCGCAAGAGGCATTACAGTATTTAACAAACAAAAACCTGAGAGTTTATGAGTGCAAGGATATACTTAAAGAACTAAAAAGCGTGACAAGAATGGTCAACTATATGAAAAAACAGACGGTTCCTCCAAAAAAGCTGGTAACAACATGGAGAGATTATCTCAGAATGGCAAAAGAAGAGGGATATAACACAGAGGACGATATTGTCAGATTACCAAAAGATTTGAAGGCAAGACATGACTATTTGGTCGAACTTGGGAATAAACGAGCAGATGAGGAACGCCTGAAAGGATATAGCAAATTGGATCAGCAGATTAAAGAACGATTGCCGGAGACAAAAAGATATTTCTGGGAGAATGATAAATACATGATTATTCCGGCCGGATCCTGCAAGGAATTGATGATTGAGGGACGGACACTCCATCATTGCGTGGGTAGAGGTGACCATTACATGAAAAAAATGGCAGCAGGAGAAAGCTGGATTCTATTTCTCCGAAAAAAAGAGAATCTGGAAAAGGCATATTACACCGTGGAAATCAGCATGAAAGATGATCGTATCCTGCAATATTATTCAGAGTTTGACCGTCAGCCGGACAAAACAACTATCAGCAAGGTGCTGGAAAAATTCAAACAAAGCGTGAAACGCAGACATCAGGCACGAATCACGGTACCAATAGCAAATATAGCATAAGGAGTAAACATGGAATATATACAGATGACACTCGATGACTGGGCACAGATGAAGCAGAAACTGAGGCAGGAGCTTATAGGAGTGAAGCAGAGCTTCGTGAGAATAGGCTATGCACTCAGACAGATTGATGATCAAAGACTCTATGAGAATGACGGCTACAAGAGCATAGCAGAATTTGCTAAGGCTGAGTACGGACTTGAGGCATCCACCACAAGCCGATTCATGAGCATCAACCGTGAATACTCGATTGACGGATATTCAGAACACTTGAGACCGGAGTATACGGACCTTGGAAGAAGCCAGCTTGAGGAAATGCTCAAGCTCCCCGACTCTGACAGGCAGATGATACAGCCTGAGGCATCAAGAGAGGACATAAGAGAGCTAAAGAGATTCAATAAGACCGAGCCTGCAGCGGGTGTGGCAGATGACACAAGCCAGCTGATAGAGAAATTCTTTGAGGAGAACAAGGATATCCTCAATTATGTGTACTCAAACGAGTTTGATGAGGAGTCAATGAGCCGATTTGCAGAAATTGTAAATCCGGCCGGAAACCGTTCATTCAAAAAAGGTCTTTACTTTATGATGATGTACGAGAACCGCGTCACCATCAAGAAGTTTGGAGACACGCCAAAAAATATGTCATGGTGGGAATTTTACAAGCTTATGTGCTCTATCTTTGATGAGGACGCAGCAGGCGCCCGGACATGGCAGAACCATTTTGGAGGAGACGATGAAACACAGGAAAATGAGCCGACAGGAGAGCATACTACAGCAGAAACTTCTGAGTCAGAGGATGACAATGCAGCAGTTGGAGAAGCTGGCACTTATGAGGTCGAAGAGACTGAATCGGGAAGCGTGGCAGATAATGAGCCGGCTCCTGGAGCAGGAAAAGAGCAAAAGGATGATTCCACCGACGGAGATACAGACTGCAGAGAGGATAATAGAGAGCCTGCAGACAGGCCCGAGGAACAGACAGGAGAAAAGAGCCTTGGAGAGCAAATTGCGCCGGCGCAAAAATCCCCACAAATCCTTGAAAAATCAGAGCCTGAGAGCATTGAAAAGGAAGAAAATGAAGCCAAAAGCATAGAGGAAAATGAGCCGGAGACAGAGGACGAAAAGCCAGAGACAGAAGTCATAGAAGCATGCATGACAAGAAGAGAATATATGAACACTCTTACGGTGGCAAAATTGGCTGATTACATAGCAGAGGAGCATCACAGTGGCCACTTATTGGCATCAGATTTAATTTTTCCGGAGAAAATCAGACAATGGCTCCGCGACAAGGTTGACAGATATGGAGAAGCACAAAGTTAGGAGGCAGAAAATGAGTAAAAGTAATGCATTCGCACAGGACCTCAACAGAGCAGCACGAGAACCGATAGGAGGGCTGTCTATTGAACAGATAAGGCAGCAGGTTATAGACCACCTGCAGGGCAAGAGAACCGTCTGTGTAGATTATCGCAGAATAAGAGCAGATCAGCGAGGGCGTGAGGATGATGAGCCTACAGGCAAAGAAACGCTTGAGATAGTTGATGTAATGAAATACTTCACAGTTGTTAAGAGACGCGGACTCAAGACATGTATCCTGCATCAGGACATGTTTTATATCGCAGGAATAGGAGGGACGGAATGTTTATAGATTGCGCAAAACTAGAAAAAATTTTAAAAGCTGATTACAAATCGTGGGGCGTCAGGTTCGGTCTCACAGAGAAAGGCATGTACATCCTAAACGGTACCGGCTGGATGGTGGAAGCTGACAAAGCAAAAATCACAAAAGAATTTTTAGGTACCGTAATCAAAACATGCGGTCTTGCACCGGAAAAGGGCGAGTTCATGACATACCAGAAAGGACACGACCCACAGTTTGAAACAGAAAGAAAACCGCTCCTGTGGGACATGGCGGAGGATACAAAGGAAGCACTAATCTCACCGATTAAGATCATGCAGAACGATAATATGATGACGGTAGTAAAGACACCGGGCGGAGCACGCCTCATCAACGACGCGCGCTTGGCCATGGTCAACCCATATAAGTGCCGTGATGACGAAAATCCACCAAGCACCTTCGCAGTGCACGGAGACTGGCTCGTGTCATGTAATGACGAGATGGCAGTCGGGATATGCTTCACTAGTCCCGCCTACAAGCCGGAGCTTGAGGTCTTAAGGCTCCTCTCGGGAGTAGATTTCTACTGGATAGAGACGCCACACTATGAGCTATAGGTTGAAACACCTGCGAAAGCGAAAGAAACCGGGCATGCGAATTAATTTATATCACGAAAACTGATTTGTAAGCCATTTAACACACAAGGGAGCCCTTACCCAGCTCCCTTTACCTCGGAGGATAATAATATGAAGTGCAAAATATGTGGAAAAAGATTCAAATTAATAAAGGAAAATAGATATTTGGCGGCAGAAAAGATAGGAGCGCTGGAATGTCTGAAAAAAGCATCAAAGACATTTGAGGCATTCGACTGCCCATATTGTGGCTGCCAGAACATAGTGAATATCAGAGAGGAAGAGGCGACAAAAAGTGAGGTAGAGAATGAGACTGATTGATGCAGATACATTATTACTAGAACTAGAGCTGCTCTATGATGAGGCAGATGCGAAGTATCACGAAACAGATTTTGATAGCTTCTATGGTGGTGGCTGCTCGATGATACAAGAGGTTATTAAGGGAGTTGAAAAACAGCCGGCTGTTTATAACGTGGATAAGGTTGTGGGGCAGTTAGAAGCAGAACAACAGAAATATGCAGCACAAGCTCTTGAGACTGACGATACAGACGAAGTGATAAGGTGCACTATAAATGAGGTTGCTATGCAGACGGCAATTGAGATTGTAAAACGAGGTGGAGAAGATGAAATTTAATTTTAGCACAATAGCATTACCATTTTCGATTGAAAAAATAGAGCTGGAAAGTGGTGAGGGAATGATAAGAATAGCCTTTTTAATCATTCATCTAGACATTAAATATCACAAGAATTGAGAGGTAGCATAAATGGAAGATGAAAATTTCTTCGAAAAATGCAGAACTTGTCAACACTGTTATACGAAAAATGATGACGATTATGTTTATTGCAGGAAAAGAAATGGAAAATGTGAATACAAACCATATAAATTGAGAGGTAGAAAGAATGAAAAAAGAAGTTGACGGAGTAGTGGTCGAGGCAAAAAGTATTCTGACTGCGCTAAAAATCATTAAGACAGTGTGTGAGGATAACAATTGTTTGACTTGTCCTTTTGGAAAAAATGATTTCTTTTGCTCAATTACAGACACGACACCTAATGCATGGAAAATTAATAGTGATACCGGTGTATGGAGGGCATTGAAATGAATAAAACAACAGAGATTTTTGTATCTCGATTAGAACAAGTGAGAAAAGAAAAAGGGATTACACAAACAAAATTAGCAAGCAAAGTTGGTGTTACCAAACAAGCTATATCGCTTACATCAGCACAAAACCAAATAGGATGAAAAACAATGAACAGAAATGAATGTCAGAATTGCAAATATTATGAAAAATGCGGCAAACCAAGCCGACCGATAAAGTGCATGGGATATGAGCCGAAGGAGGCAGCAGTTGAAGAACAGAACATTGAACGACATAAAACCAATAAAACCCAAAAAGTGTGAATTTGATTCTATCGACTGCACACCGGCCTGCAAATACTATAAGACATGTATACACAGCTTGCACAAGCAGGCTGTGTCTCTACATATATAGAGGAAAGGAAAAATCATGAAAAAAGATAGCGTGAAAAAAGAAACATGGAAAGAATGGGAACAAACGTGCGAAAAATTAAAAAAGTATGAGGCAGCTCTTAAACGAGTCGTTCTGACAACAGACAAAAAGCTGCTGTATCAGGCTGAATACAACAGAAAGATGAGAGCGGCACAGAGGCAGCAGTAAACCCATAATATAGCAGATAAAAATTCTTTATCGTCCTTGTAATGGGTATTAACATATGAGGGATTTTTATATTTAAGAGTATGAGAAGATACGACAACTACGACTACGAAGAGGCTTTTAAAAAATACATAGATGACACCGAGGAGGAGAGGCTTGAGAAGCTCCTCAAAGAGGGCAAGGTAAACTGCCTGTACAGAACAGCCACCACGAAGTGCACCAACATAAAGTCACAGACCACTCTCCTTGAAGCTCAGATATACCCGAGCTACCCAAGGCTCAGTGACATGCCAAAGACCAAGAAGAAACCATCAAGCAAAGCTCAAAGAAATCTGAACGATAAAAATGCAAGGCGGTATCTGATAAGACTCGGGAATATCAACTTTGGAAAAGGTGACCTGTGGTGCACGTTTGGGTGGAATGATGACAAGCTTCCAGCAGATGAAGAGAGAGCAAGAAAAGATATCAAGAATTTTATCGCGAAGATAAATTACCGAAGAAAAAGAAAAGGCTTTGGAAATATCAAGTATATATACGTGCTCGCATTTGATGGATATGTGAGACCGCATTTCCACATTCTCATGACCGGAGACGGCATTGACAGAGATGAGCTGGAATCTCTGTGGAATAAATGCGACAGACCAAATACACGAAGAATATCGCCTGATGATGATTTCCTCATCACAGGCTTAGGTGAATATATATCAAGAAATCCACACGGTACTAAGCGATGGGTGAGCTCAAGAAACTTAAAGAAGCCACCGGAGCCGACAAAGAGCTATAGCAAGTTTAAGAAGCGCCGTGTCGAGAGGATGGCCAAAGACCACACAGTATTAGAGGCAGAGCTCACCAAAGCATATCCGGGATACAAGTTCCTGGATGCAGAAGTAAAGTACAACGGTATCAATGCAGCGTTTTATATCTACGCTCGTATGGTTCGTAATTGAGGAGGCATGGATGGAATACCTTGGAGAAGATTACAAGAGAATAGTCAAAGCACTCATACACTCAGACAAAGAGCGGAAGAAGCGCATCAGAAGAGGCACAGCTACAGCGTTCGATATCAAGGTGGACAATGCTATCAAAGCCGCCATGAAAGAACTGAAGCTTGACGGATTCACGGCATCTACACGCAAGGCTCTCATAGACAAACTCTATGAAAGCATACAGTACAATACACCTTGGGAGATGCTGGGTGATACCATGGTCTGCAGGTCTCTATTCTACCGCTACAGATCAAGGCTCATGTACCTAGTGGCTGTACACATGGACATGATAGATGTATCACAATCACACGACAACACATAGTATCATAAGCACAAAGGAGAGAACATGGCCAAGGAATACGCACAGGCTTTCTATCACTCACAGGCATGGAAGAACACACGCGATGCATACTACAAGCTACAGCGTGGCATGTGTGAGCGCTGTACAAAGGAGCTGGCAGAGGGCAGGATAACACTCAAGGATGTCGAGCCGGGAATCATTGTACACCACAAGAAGCACATAACGCCTGAGAATATTAACAACCCAAGAGTTACATTGTCGTTCGACAACCTTGAGCTTCTTTGCGCAAGGCACCACAATGAAGAGCATAAGAGCAAGTATGAGAAGCGATACAGATTCGACGAATACGGCAATATAATTCAAATCGAACACAAATCGAACACACAGAAATAATTTTGCGCGACAGCACCCCCCGGGGTGCGCGTATGGCACGGCGCCATAGGAACCGAGGGAGCAACCTAAATTTTACTCCGCAAGGTCGCGCACAATAAGAGGGGGGATAAAATTGACAGAAGAAACACAAAAAAGCCCGACAAAACCTAAAAAAAGAGTAAATAAGCTGACGAGTGCAAGAATCAAAAAAGAGATAGAAAATCTTAGAAAACTTTTCGAGAGCGTAGATGATCCGGCACGAAAAGAACTCATTTTTTCACTGATTGATGAAGCTGCTTTCCTAAAAGTGGCATGCTATCAGGCAAAAGAGGAGATCAAAAAAGAGGGGCTTACGATTGAGACCAGGAACGCGGCTCAGAAGTTCACCAAGGCGCATCCGTCAGCCACGATTTACGACAAGTATTCCAAGCAGTATTCGAGCATCATAAACAGCCTGATAGACTATCTTCCGGTACACGAGAAGAAAAAGGTATCAAGGCTTGCGGCCATGAGAGAGTAATATGCCAAGAAGGAAAAAGCAGCAGGGCGGCTATATCCGTGAGTATTATGAGAAAATTACATCAGGCGAAATTATAGCCGGAGAATGGATCATACTCCTCTACACCATTATAATTGCGGGAATTGACTCCGGGCGCTGGCTGTATGATGACAGCAAGGCACAAAGAGCCATAAACTTCATAGAGAGTTTCTGCCACCACAACAAAGGAAGGAGTGACCTCATCAAGCTGGAGCTATGGCAGAAGGCTCTTGTGTCTACAATATTCGGTATCATTGATAAGGAGTCCGGATATAGGCAGTTCAGGGAAGTATTCATCCTCATCGCAAGAAAAAACGGCAAGAGCATTTTAGCTGCGGCCATTATGGCGTACAGTGCATTTGTTGATGGAGAGTACGGCGGTGAGCTCTACTGCCTTGCACCAAAATTAGACCAGGCGGAGATTGTATACAACGATTTCTATCAGATAACGCAGGCAGATGACGAGCTGGACGAACTGACCAAGAAAAGGCGCTCTGACATCTACATCGAGAGCTTGAACACAACAATCAAGAAGCTCGCATTTAATGCAAAGAAAGCGGATGGATTTAACCCATCATGCACAGTCAACGACGAGATGGAAGCATGGCCGGGGCAGCAGGGCTTGAAGCAGTACGAGGTCATGAAGTCAGGTACTGGTACAAGAAATGAGCCGTTGACTATTTCAACATCTACAGCCGGCTATGTCAATGACGGTATTTTTGACGAGCTTTTCAGACGTTCGACAGCGTTTCTGAGAGGTTCATCGCAGGAAGTGCGACTCCTGCCATTCCTGTACATGATTGATGACATTGAGAAATGGGATGATATAGACGAGCTTAAAAAAGCGAGCCCAAATATGGGAGTTGCTATTAAGGAGTCGTTCTACAATGACGAAATCAAGATTGCAAAAGGCTCACTGTCAAAAAAATCAGAGTTTCTCTGCAAATATTGCAACATCAAGCAGAACAGCTCTGTTGCATGGCTGAGATACGAGGATGTGGAGCGATGCCAGAAAAAGAAAGCGGACAAGTCACCTGTGAAGCTGAGTCTTGAAGATTTCAAGGGATACTATTGTGTCGGAGGCATCGATCTGTCTAAGACAACAGACCTTACAGCAGCAGCAGTCGACATAGAAAAGGACGGCATTGATTACATCTTCGCACAGTTTTGGATGCCACTTGAGCGTTACAAGGTGGCAATCGAAGAGGAGGGAGTGCCGTATGACATATTTTTGCAGCAGGGCTTCCTGAGAATATCCGGAGAGAATCAGATTCAGTACAGGGATGTATTCCAATGGTTCATAGACCTAGTTCGGATATACAAAATCAAGCCGCTCATGACAGGCTACGACCGTTACTCCTCACAGTATCTGATACAGGACATGAAGGAGAGCGGCTTCAAGGTGGATGATGTATATCAGGGAACCAACCTCACACCGGTTCTACGCGCATTTGAGGGCAATCTAAAGGACAAAAAGATTGAAATCGGTGCCAATAATCTGCTAAAGGCTCATTTCTTGAACGTAGCCGTAAACATCGACATAAACGATTCAAGAATGAAGCCTGTAAAGATAGAGCCCCGGGCACACATAGATGGAGCTATGGCAGTGATGGATGCACTGACAGTCAAGATGAAGTACCACAAGGAGTACGGAAAACAGTTAAAAAACCTAAAAAGATAAGTCGGTCAATCATATCAGAATTGACCGGCTTTTTTTGATAGCATGATACTGAGGCAGATAGGAAAGGGGTGAGACATACGGGAATTCTTAAAGATTTGGCCAATTTTAAAAAATGGAAATACATGCCTCTGCTCATATCACGAGGCGAGTATCAGCCGAGTAGCGATTTATACGAGAGTGACATCGTAGGCGCTATAGCAAACTGCATAGGCACAAATTGCGGCAAACTCAAGCCACAGCTTGTAAGGCATGATGCCAAGGGGCTGACTGTCAGGGACGACTATTTGGCAAGATTGCTATCGCTAAGATGGAGTCCGGAAATGACACCGTATGACGCACTCTACAAGATGGCATCAGACCTGGTATACAGATCAAATGCCTTTGCAGTCATATTCTACAACGACGATTTCACGAAGGTGAAGTCCATCAATCCCATTACGACCACATCACACCGCATATGGGACGATGAGAAGGGCAATACGTTTTTTAAATTCACATGGGACTATGACGGCAAGGAATATACGGTGCCATATCAGGCGGTCATACACCTGAAATCACGCTACAACAAAAAGAGATTCTTAGGCACTCCACCCGATACACAGCTCAAGACCTCACTGGAGCTGTTGGATGTGACAGCAGAATCACTAAGAAACGTAGTCAGACAGTCAGCAAATCTCAAGGGATATCTGAAATATAACAACTTCATCGACGAGGATGAGCTGAGAGAAAAGGTTGTGAACTTCCAAAAAGCATACATGGATGCATCCAACGAGGGCGGTCTTGGCGGTCTTGATTCTTCGACAGATTTCCATGAAATCAATCAGAAGACACAGACCATACCGACAGTGCAGAGCCAGTTCCTGCGAGAAAATATCTACAGGTACTACAACTGCAATGACAAGATTCTCATGAGCCTGTTCGATGAGGCAGAGTGGAATGCATTTTATGAGGCGGTGATTGAACCGATAGCGATACAGCTCTCACTTGAGTGCACCTTCAAGCTGTTATCAGAGCGCGAGCGCGGGTGCGGTAACAAGATAGTGTTCACCGCTGACAGACTGCAGTGTGCCTCACTGCAGACAAGGACGAACATCGGAGCTCAGCTCTTCGACCGTGGAATAATCACCATCAACGAGTACAGAGAGCTGCTGTACTATGAACCGATTGAGGACGGCGATGTAAGAATGGTATCTCTCAATTATGTCAAGGCAGACGAACAGAGCATATATCAGATAGGTTCTGGTGGTAATTCCAATAGCGGAGCAAATCAGACAGGAGGTGATTAATGTGCCATTATTTAAAAACTTGGAAATCAAAAATCAAACAGATACATGCGCCGACCTGTTTTTTTACGGAGATATCGTTTCCGACTGGTGGGGAGCATGGCAGGATGAAGACCAGTATCCGGATGCAATCAAGAATTTCCTTAACGAGCAGCAGGGCAAGGACCTGAATGTATATATCAACAGCGGTGGAGGCTCGGTATTTGCCGGAATAGCAATCTACAACATGCTGAGGCGTCATGCACAGTCCAATAAGGTGAACGTATACGTTGATGGACTTGCCGGCTCGATAGCTTCGGTAATTGCATTCGCAGGCTCAAATAAGCCCACGATACCGTCAAATGCATTTCTGATGATTCACAATCCGTGGACGTCAGCGACAGGTAATGCGGAAGAACTGCGAAAGATAGCAGATGACCTAGACCAGATATCCACAGGCATTGTGAATATCTATGCAGAACACCTGAAAGAAGGTGTATCTATCGACACCATCAAGGAACTTATGGACAAAGAGACATGGCTGAACGGAGCTGATGCGTCTGAATACTTCGATATCGAGGTGACAGAGGAAAAAGGCTACGCGGCAGCAGTCACAGATTACGCTGACATTCCGGAGAATGTCAAAAAAACGATGGATTCAGCCCGAAAGAACAAAGATGCTGCAGACAACGCTAAAAAGCGTAATCAGATTACGAAAAAGCGTGATCAAATCAAAAAAATCACAATAAATAACTTCACGAAAGGAGATTAACATGGAGTACACAGCACTAACTAAAGATGCGCTCATTTCCATGAGTGTAAAAGACTTGAAAGCAAGACTTAAAGAGCTTAATTCATTCGCAAAGGATGAAGATGGCGAGGTACTTGATCAGATTCTTGAGGAGGCTGACATTATCAACGGCATCCTCCAGGACGCAAGGGCAAGACAGAGACTTGCAACTATGGCATCAGAGGCGGGCGCTTCTGATGATGACACAAATAAGGGTGAGGGCTCAAATGGAGCACTTGACCAGATTTCAGAGCGCGGAAAAAAGATCAAAAACGGCAATACAGTAAAATTTGCTGCAAAGCTCGTGTCGAAAAAGATTAAAAACGCTCTATCCACAGCTCAGACGGTGCTCCCATCACACGAGGCATCAGACCTGAAGCCAACCTTTAACGATGTATCAAGCTTAATCGACAGGGTTAAGACCATCCCATTACCGGGTGGAGAGACTTATCAGAGAGGATATGTTGAGTCATACGGAGATGGCGCCGACACATCAGAAGAGGGCGCTGATTACAACCCGACCGAGCCAAAATTTGGATATGTGACAATCAAGAAAGAGAAGATCACAGCATACACAGAGGAGCCTGAGGAGATGATCAAGCTTCCCGATGCTGACTATGACGGAGTAGTCGAGTCATCCGTGACAATGGCTATTAGGAGATACATCAGCCGTCAGATCCTTATCGGAGATGGTACTACATCAAAGCTCAAAGGTATTTTCTACAATCCGGCACAGGAGAATGAGCAGGTCATTGATCCTAAGACGGATATCACCACAATCACAGAGATTGCATCAGATACCCTCGATGAAATCATCTACAGCTATGGCGGAGAGGAAGAGGTCGAGGACATCGCGGTTCTCATTCTCAACAAGAAAGACCTTAAGGCCTTTGCAAAACTCAGAGACAAGCAGGGCAGAAAGGTTTACACAATCGTAAACCACGGCAACACAGGAACTATTGACGGAGTACCGTACATTATCAACAGCGCATGCAAGGCCATTTCGGATCCGGCTACAGCAGCAGGCTCTTACGAGATGGCATACGGACCGCTTGAGAACTACGAGCTTGCAATCTTCTCTGATATCGATGCTAGAAAGTCAACCGACTACAAGTTCAAGCAGGGACAGGTTGCTTACCGTGCAGATATCTTCGTAGGAGGCTCAGTAGCTTCTAAGAATGGATTTATCCGTGTAAAGAAAGCGGGCGCGTAAAAGGAGAAGCTTAAATGACGAGAGAGGAATTGCTAGACAAAGCTAAAATCAGAGTGAGAAAAAGCTCCACTGACATGCTGGATGATGACATAAGCCAGCTTATCGATGTCGCACTCACAGACTTAAAAAGAATCGGAGTACATCAGACATACATTGATGAGCTGGAAGACCCTCTCGTGATTGAGGCGGTACTTAATTACGTCAAGGCGAATTATTCAATCAACAGCGATTACGAGCGCCTGATTGAGTGCTACAACATGACACTCACCAAAATTAAAGGTGGAAATTACAGACAGCCAAAGGGGTAACGTTATGGATGCATTAATTACTCTTATACATCCGGGCGAGACCGATGAAACTGACGAGAAGACGGAAGTTTTTGCGAAAGTCGAAAGCACCGGCCGGGATGAATTCGTGGCAGCAGGAGAGAGAGGCTTCAAGGCCTCAAATAAGTTCACAGTCTGGAATAACGAATATGACGGGCAGCCGGAGTGCATATACGACGGCAAGCGCCTCACCATATACCGTACATACGGACCGAGAAACGATGACAGGATAGAACTGTATGCGGCAGAGAGAGTAGGCAGGTATGGAGGTTAAAATCACATCAGACGAGCTTGCGGAAACCCTCAACAAGCTCATGGAGGACTACACAGGAGCAGTCACAGAGATAGTCAATGAACAGGCAAAGGACACTGCAGAGTGGTCATCCGACGAGCTGAAAAAGGGCGGACCATACCGGGAAAGAACTGGAAAGTATACCAAAGACTATGACTCCAAAATCAGAGAGAAAAGAGTCTCGAAGCTGACCGGAGAGGTCACATACTCCGTTTACAACAAAAAGCACTATCAGCTGACACACCTGCTTGAAAAAGGCCACGTAAAGCGCAATGGCTCGGGCAGAGTCAGAGCGTTTGAACACATTGCTCCTGTTGAGAAAGAAGCAGAGGAGCGTTTCGTTAAAGGAATAAGCGAAGGGATAGAAAGACTATGACACTGGATACAATCATCGAGCGCTTCAGGAAGCTCAATCTTCCGATGGCTCTTAATGAGTTCACAATAACAAGCAGAACACCGGCACCCACATTACCTTACATCTGTTACCTGATAGATGAGACACAGCGTGGCTCTGATCAGAAGAATATGATTAGAGACATAAGTGCTTCATTCGAGCTGTACACTGACAGAAAGCCGGACAAAACAATCGAATCAAGAATTGAGCGCGAGGTTCTGTTTGATGTTGAATTCAGAAAGAACCAGGTGAAAATTGACAGCGAGAACATGGTACAGACGTCATACGACTTTGACATCACCGAAAAAATTTGAAAAGGAGAAAAAGATGGAAGAGAAAGAACAAATTATCTTAGGTTCGGGAAATGTGCATATTGAGACATTCTCAGGAACAGTGCCGGATCCGACAGAATTTTGCAAAGAAACAAACAGAATGGCGTATATCTCCGGCGGCGCTACGCTTGAGTACAAGCCATCATACTACACAGCCAAGGATGACTCCGGTAAAAAGAGTAAGACCGTCATGACTGAGGAAGAGGTAACGCTCAAGACAGGTATTATGACATTCAACTCGCAGGTATTCAAGCAGATGTGTGACACTGCACGCGTCAGCGAGTTCACAGGAAAAAATAAGAAAACATACAAGAGAGTGAAATTCGGCGGAATTTCTAATCAGAGAAGAGAAAAGTATGTTATCTGTTTCCACTACGAGGATCCGGTCGACGGAGACCTTTACGTGATGATTGTTGGAAGCAATCAGGCAGGCTTTTCACTCGCTTTTGCAAAAGACAAGGAAACTGTCACAGATGCAGAGTTTAAAGCAGAGCCGATGGATGAAGAGGGCACCCTTATCGATTTCTACGAGGAGAGCGGCACTGCAAGCCAGGCAGCGAACCCGAAAGAATAAAAAATGTACGGCAGCACAGTAGGTCTGAGCTGCCGCTTTTCAGAAGAAAGGAAAAAAAATGGCAAGCTACGCACTAAATTTCAATCAGATCAAGAGAAGATTTTTCCACGTCACACTCAAGGACTATGACATCAAGGGAAAGAATGGAGAAATAATCCACAAGGAGGGCGAGAAGCTCACAGTCAAGATGCCGGTCAAGGCTACGTTCCACAAGCTGGCAGCAGTACAGAGCTTAGACACCAGCCAGATTTCACTCGATGATGCAATGGACACCATGGCAGAGGTAGTGGCAGAGACTATGTCAAACAATCTGCAGAAGAAAAAGATATCACCGAGAATCATATCGGAAAATTACGATTTCGAGGAAATGAGTATATTCATCACCGAGTATATGAATTTCGTGCAGGGAGTATCTAAGGACCCAAACTAAAACTGCCCTATTATCCGGACGACTTCGGGGAAAAATCACACTTCCTACTCAAGACAAAGGGAGAGAAGCTTGTTATGGATTACACGGGGCTCAATTTGAATGAAATACAGCTGATGGAGCTGGATGAGTATCTTTTCTATATGAGAGAGGCATACATCTATAGCCTGAATCAGACAGAGAAGGGCAGAGAGTACCTGTATAACTGCTGGCGAATCACACAGACGAAACCTGACAGGCAGTCTCTGAGAGAAAAATTCGGAAAGGAGAGAAAAAGCTAAATGGCAAAAAGCGTATTAAAGGGAATCACAATCGAGATAGGCGGAAATACCACCAATCTGACTAAATCCATAGATGATGTGAACAAAAAGAGCAGAAGCCTGCAGAGCGAGCTCAAGGAAGTCAATAAGCTGCTCAAGCTGGATCCTAAGAATACAGAGATTGTAGCCCAAAAGCAGAAGCTCCTTGCTGAATCGGTCAATCAGACCAAAGAAAAACTGAATGTGCTCAAAGAGGCAGAAAAACAGGTGCAGGCGCAGTTTGAAAAGGGCGAAGCCAGCGAGGAACAGTACAGAGAGATACAGCGTGAGATAGTTCAGACGGAGCAGGACCTTAAAAGCCTTAAGAAGCAGACAGAAGAGTTTAATAATCAAAAGCTTGACAACGTGGCAGATGGCTTCAAAAAGGCGGGCGAGAAGATAACCGGGGTGGGTGAAAAACTCAAACCTGTAAGCGCTACAGCGGCAGCAGTAGGCACGGCTGTAATAGCAAGCGCATCAAGCTTCGAGGATGCAATGGCCAAAGTGTCAACAATAGCTGATTCAAGCGTAATGTCTATGGATGATATGAGCTCCGCCATACTTAAACTATCCGACGACACAGGACAGTCGGCAAATGATATAGCTGAGTCTGTATATAATGCTATATCCGGAGGCGTGAACACAGCAGATGCCGTAACCTTCGTAGCCAATGCCAGCAAGCTTGCAAAGGCGGGCTTCACGGATACAGCAGCCGCTACAGACATACTTACAACATCCTTAAATGCATACGGTCTTGAAGCAAGTGAAACGGAGCATATAAGCGATATGCTCATCACTACACAGAACCTTGGTAAAACCACTGTTAATGAGCTTGCAAGTGCAATGGGTAAAGTAATCCCAACGGCAAATGCAAATAATGTACAGATAGACCAGCTATGCGCTGCATACGCTGATATGACAGCCAAAGGTATTGCCACGGCTGAAAGTACAACATACCTCAACTCAATGCTTAATGAATTGGGAAAAGGAGGAACATCGGTCGACCTGATCCTGAGAGAAAAGACCGGAAAGTCATTTTCACAGCTGAGTGCTGACGGAAATTCACTGTCTGATATTCTCGCAATATTAAAGCAATATGCTGATGAAAATAACAAGAGTTTCAGCGACCTGTGGAGCAGTAGCGAAGCAGGAAAGGCAGCTATGGTACTGCTCGGAGATAGCGCAGACGACTTCAACAACACACTTGCTGCAATGAATGATAGCGCCGGCGCGACGCAAAGCGCTTTTAACAAACTGGATACCGACAGCAATAAAGCCAAGAAAGCACTAAATCAGATAAAGAACACAGCAACGGATTTAGGACAAGAGGCACTTGCAATGCTTCAACCGATGATTGCATCAGTGAGTGCAAAGGTTAAAGAGTCCACTGAAAATTTCAAAAACCTTGATTCAGGCACCAAACAGATAATTTTAACCGTCATAGCAGTACTTGCGGCGCTGGCACCGGTACTCATCATCATTGGCAAGCTATGCACGGCAGTCTCGAGCATTATCAACATTGCCAAGCTCTTACAGCCTGTGATAGCGGCAA